GACATTTCTGACCTTTTAGGAAGTACTGGTACACAAACAGCAGCAGCATCAACTAACTTAGTTAAATTGATGGCTAGAGCATTGTACAGAATACCAAACATGGCAATGGGAAGAGCAGCGTTCTACATGAATAGAACTGTTCACTCAGGACTATCTATTGCAGCACTTGACAAGTCACAGTCTGTATTAGCAATCCAAGAAGGTTTATCACAGTTTGGTACAGCACAAAGCTACCTATCATTCCTTGGAGTTCCTCTAAGAAGAGTAGATGCGTTGCTTAACACTGAAGCTGCGGTAAGTTAACTTTTTTATTAACAAAGGAGATCTAAAATGATTACAGACAAACTGCTCAGAGTGAGCGAAGATCAAGCGATCACTACAACTGCATTCTCTACTGACACTATTGATTTAGGAACAGCTAGAGATATCGGTGAAGGTACTGCTTTATACATGAACTTTTGCGTTACCACTGCATTAGCAAACGGTACAAGCGTAAAGTTTGAAGTTGTTACTAGTGCAAACGCTAACTTGTCTAGTCCTACTGTTGTTGGAAGCAGCGATGCAGTTTTAACAGCAGCACTTACACAAGGTAAGAACGTAGTAGTACGCATCAACCCAGACATTGCTGGCAAAGGTAAAAGGTACTTAGGTGCTAGATACACAGTTGCTGGTACTTTCAATGCTGGTAAAGTTACTGCTGACGTAGTAGAAACAATCGGTGACGGACAGAAGTACTACGCTTCTGGCTTTACCGTATCTTAATAAGGAGTGACTTATGCCTATTTACAAAGCTAAAATCAAGTGTTTTGTAGGTGACAGCCTACGAGAAGCTGATGAAGAGTTTGAATACAACGGAGAGCATTGTAAGCATCTGGAATTGATTAGTGGTTCTGAACCTCAACCACCTGTAGCACCTGCTCCAACTGTAGAAGCTAAGGTAAATGCAGCAAATTTAGAACTGATGACTAAAGCAGAGCTTGAAGTTTATGGTCGTACTTTAGGTCTTGAATTAGACGTAAGGCAGACTAAAGATACTCTTATTAGCCAACTTGAAGCAGCGAATAAGTAGGCATTTGTTTTCTTATTTACTTACTGGGGGCTAGTAGTAATACTGCTAACCTCCTCTTTTTTTAGGAGATGTTATGGCAACTGAAGTAGATATTTGCAACCTTGCCCTAGCCAACTTGGGTGATGATGCAACAATAGCTTCACTGAATCCACCAGAGGGATCAGCACAAGCGGAAAAAGCTGCACGATTTTATCCAATTGCAAGAAACGGTTTATTGGCGATGCATACATGGAATTTTGCATCTAGACGAGGTAATTTAGCTTTAACTACTAATACGTTAGATCAATGGGATTATGCATACATAGCACCTGCTGACATGATGTCTGCTGTTGCAGTGATATCACCAACGGCACAGAATGATTACGCTACAAGAATGTCCGCTGGCGATACTCCCGGAGGAATAACAAGTAACTATGCACCAACAATTGTGGCAGGGCAATATACACCACAACAATTTGCGATAGAAGGTGACCTAATCTATACCAATCAAGAGAATGCAATGTTGAGATATCAAGCTTTTATAACTGATCCATCCTTATTCCCACCTTTATTTGTTAATACATTATCTTGGCATTTAGCATCAATGCTTGCAGGGCCAATAATCAAAGGTGATCAAGGTATGGCAGAAGCAAAACGCTGCATACAAATGATGCAAGGATATCTAGCCAGTGCAAAACAATCAGACAATCTACAAAGAGATATTACGATAGAACATATTGTACCTTGGACATCTGGGAGATAAACAATGCCAACTACACGCACATTTTCTAAAGCATTTTCAGCAGGTGAAATATCGCCAGAAATGTTTGGGCGTATAGATGATGCAAAATATCAACAGGGTGCAGCTACGATGCGTAATTTTATAGCTAAACCACAAGGGCCAGCAGAAAACAGACCGGGGTTTGCATTTGTTAGAGAAGTTAAAGACAGTACAAAAGCTACAAGATTATTGTCTTTTACATTCAATACTGTACAAACTATGGTTATTGAAATGGGTAATACCTATTTTAGATTTCATACTCAGGGTCAAACTTTATTGTATAGCGATGGTGCAGCATGGAGTAATAGTACTAACTATACAGTTGGCGATATAGCAAAACAGGGCGGTGTTAATTACTACGCAAAGACAGCACATTCAAATAGCCAACCACCAAGTGCTAATTGGTATGCTATGCCTACAAATCCCAACATATACGAAATACCGTCACCATATTTAGAAGCAGAATTATTTGATTTGCATTATGTACAATCTGCTGATGTTGTAACCTTAGTGCATCCTAATCATGCGCCTAGAGAATTAAGAAGATTAGGTGCAACAAAGTGGGAAGTTTTAACAATTAATTTTGGTAGTCCAATTGCATCACCTACAGGAGCAAGTGTGGCTGCTTATATACCTGCATCTTCTAGTACAAATACAGATACTTACCTAACCCACAATTATGTTGTTACTGCTATTGCATCAAACTTAGTAGATGAAAGCGCACAATCAAGTGCTGCTTCTGTTAACAATAATATTTTTGTAAGTGGAGCAAAAAATACAATTACTTGGAACGCAGTTACTGGTGCTAGTAGATATAGAGTTTATAAAGATCAAGGTGGTATTTTTGGCTTTATCGGAGAAACTACAACAACAAGTATTATTGATAATAATATAGGGCCAGATTTTTCTGTAACGCCACCAATATATGAAAATGACTTTGTCGGTAGTGGTAACTATCCGGGTGCTGTATCTTATTTTGAACAACGTAGAGTATTTGCCGGTACAAATAATGCACCGCAAAATATATGGATGACGAAATCAGGTACTGAAAGCAATATGTCTTTTGGGTTACCTATTCGAGATGATGACCGTATTGAGTTTAGAGTTGCTGCTCGTGAAGCAAATACAATTAGACACATTGTTCCGTTAACTCAATTGCTATTGTTAACAGGTTCAGCAGAATGGCGTGTAACTTCTGTCAACAGTGACGCTATAACACCTACATCTATATCCGTAAAACCACAATCTTATGTTGGTGCAAATAATGCACAGCCAGTAATTGTTAATAATAGTATGGTTTATGCTGCATCTCGTGGTGGTCACGTTAGAGAGCTAGGCTATAACTGGCAAGCAAATGGTTTTATTACAGGAGATTTATCATTAAGAGCAGCGCATTTGTTTGACCATTTTGAAATTAAAGATATGGGAATGGCAAAAGCACCATTGCCTGTAGTTTGGTTTATTAATGATCAAGGTAAATTGTTGGGTCTTACATATGTGCCAGAACAGGCAATAGGTGCATGGCATCAACATGACACTGATGGTTTGTTTGAAAGCGTTGCAGTAGTTGCTGAAGGCGCTGATGATGTTGTTTATTGCGTAATAAAAAGAACAATTAATGGCGTATCAAAAAGGTATATAGAACGCATGGGAACAAGAATATATGCTACGCAACGTGATAGTTTTTTTGTTGACTGCGGTGCAACATACGATGGTACAAATACAGATACAAATCAAACGGTAACTATATCTGGCGGTACAAATTACACAAAAGGTGAAACTGTAACGGTAACCACTAACTACAATTTATTTCAAGCACCACCTAATGTTTCTGATAAAGATGATGCGATAGTTATAGTAGATGGATCTAATTCGTATCGTTTAACTATACTTGCAACATCAAGCCAAACAGTAGCAACTGCAAAATTAGACAAAGATTTACCTGCATCTTTGCGTAATACAGCTTTAACTTCTTATGAAGTCGCTAGAGATACAATATCAGATCTTAGTTATATAGAAGGAAAAACTGTAAGTATATTGGCAGATGGTGCAGTGCATCCACAAAGAACAGTATCTAGTGGTTCTATTACTTTAGATCGTGCAGCTAGTGTAATTCATATAGGTTTGGAATATAACAGCGATCTACAAAGTTTACCTATGGCATTACAGGTAGAAGCTTTTGGTCAAGGTCGAGTGAAAAATTTAAATCATGTTTGGATAAGAGTATTAGAATCTTCTGGAATTTTTGCTGGCCCTAGTGCAGATAAATTAGTAGAAGCAAAACAACGTACAACAGAACCATATGGCTCTCCACCAAGTCTAAAAACAGAGGACATAAAAATCATGTTAACTCCTACTTGGCAAGATAATGGTCAATTGTTTGTACGACAAACTGACCCATTACCATTAACCGTTGTAGGCATGACATTAGAAGTAGCTATGGGTGGATAGTGTGACCGTAAACAGATATCATTTGGTTATACTAAAAAATAAGGCAGCGTTGAGGTAAGTACAACAATGGCATTAGATTGGGGAGCATTAGGATTAGGAGATAAAATAGGTCTTGGTCTTGGGGCTAGTAGTCTTTTAACTGGATTAGTTGGTGATAAAGCTAAAGCAAATACAAGAAGATATGAAGCAAGAAGTGCAGCTTTAAATTTTGAACATCAACGTGATATGGCGCAAATTAATAAACGTATGTTAGAAAGCCAAGCGCAACATATAGGCAGAGCATATAACAAACAGATTGCAATACGCACTATGAAAGCAGGTCGAGATATATCAAGTACTAAAGCATCGTTTGCTGCCAGAGGAATACAGATGGGTATTGGTAGTACTGCAAATGTTTTTGCTAGTGCGAATTTAATGAAAGAGATAGACAGGTTAACTATAAATACGAATAAAGTAAGAGCGATGAATACTAAGCGATCAGAAGCAGTTAACATGGGTATTAAAGCAGATATGGCAGGTATGTCGGCTCGTAATTTATTCACTACTGCATCTTCTATCAGCCCATTTATGGACATGGCTAGTACTTTCTTTACAGGTGCTGGTTCTATTGTTTCTGGCTTACCTTCAGAATTTTGGGGGGATGCATAATGGCAAGAGTACCTTTACAACAAACACCAGAAGTAGGATTAGAAATTGGGTCAACACCACAGTTTACTGGTGGAAGAGTAGAACCTGTAAAAGATACTGTTACAGCTGGCTTACAAAGATTTAGTAAAGCACAACGAGATGTTGCAGATATTGCAATTAAATTACAAGAAGAATATAACGATGCTCAAGCACTAAAACTTGCTAATGAAGTAGATGAAAAAATTGAAGAAGAAAAAAATAAATATCTTACACTACAAGGTGGTAATGCAGTTGCAACAGTAGATACGGATACTGGAGCAACTGTTTATGATACTGCAATTAACAATATAAATACACAATTTGAAGAAATCGGAGAAAAAGCAAGTAATAGCCAAATAAGATTTTTATACGAAAATATGGCATTAGTTAAAATAAAAAATGCTACAAGCAGAATGACAACGCATTCTATAACACAACAACGTAACCATCTTGAAGCAGAAACTACCGCAGCTATTAGTAATCATAAAAAAGCAACTATACAAAATTATCGAACTTGGCAAGATGATGAAGGTGCTTTTAAAATGAATTACCTAGCAGGTTTACAAAGAATAAACGAAAAAGCCTTACAAAAAGGTTGGGAAATAAATCCAGAAGATGGGCCAATAAGTCAACAATACATAAAAGAAGTAAATGAATATAATATGGGAATATTTAAAGGTGTTGTAAAGCAATTTGAAATAGATAAAAATTTTACAGAAAGAGATGCTTTTATAAATGCGTTAAAGCCAACAGTGAATGCAAAAGAAGTAGCAAAAATAAAAGTATTAGGAGACAAAAAGCATAATGATTACTTGACAGAAAAAATAGTAAACAATGTTATTTCAAATAATACTAATCAAAATGATGGTCAATATTTAAGTCACTTTAATTTAGTAAATACTTTAGATAGTAATAATAATATTGACAATAACAATGGTGGATCGGTTGACGATGGGTTTAACAGCAATGATGAATTAATAGATACTACAAATAATACACTAAGTGAAAAGATAGAATTATTAGAAAAAGTCAGAAACCAATCAAAATTTTATGATCCAGAAACTAAGACAAGATTAATACCACAACATCAACCAACTCATTTATTTG